CAAAGGATTCACATTCGAAATGCCATCGAACATTAAAATACCACAAAAATTAAATGAATGGTCCGGCCGGGAGTATTCAATAAATGTAATATCTGGAGTCATGGGTTGTGGCAAGAGCCGTATGATTCACAAATTCTTTAAAGACAAGACATATCATAATATATTAATAGTCCCAACTAAACTTTTGCAAGAGAATTACTCTAAGAAAGGTATACGTGCTTATACCTTCCATTGCGCGATAAATTGTGAAAGGAGACCAAAACAATCTCATCTGATTATAGATGAGGTTTTCTCCTTTTATAAAGCATACGTTTATATGATGATAGAATTATTACAACCTGCGAAAGTTACAGTTGTGGGGGACCCATTACAAATACCAGCTCTCGATTTCACTGATATTAAGATTTTTCGCAATATGCAAACCATGGCCGACGCCTATCCTAGAATCGTTAACTGGGTGAACAACCGTAATCCACAAGATGTATGCACCTTATTGAGAGGGATCGGTTACGACAACATGGTTGGCACAAACCCAATTCAAAACTCAATTTATTATGTAGACGGTGGCGAAAAAGATATACCAAATATAATCAAGAAATTTGGTGATGGTCCAGTCTATGTATACAATCAGGCTACTGCATCGAACATGAATGTTCACACCATACATCAGTCACAAGGGGATACTAACAAAAATGTTTACTTTTACATAGATGAAATGGCGATCGAAACAACTCTAACTAACAACATCACGCACATCCGTGTAATGCTATCACGCCATACTGAGAAATTAGTTTTCATAGGTGCGACCAATCATATGCGAAGGTATTTAGATTACATCGGTTCAAACCTAGACATCAATCTAAGTAGATACGGTCTCTTGATACACGATGCTACCATACCAACAGAGATACTGCAACAAAGTGCTGGATACCGACCAACCAAACTTCCATTGAAAAGAGTCGATGATACTATCCATTATCCAAAAGCAAATATCGACATGGTACTCGACATCATGCAGCGCACATTCAAAGAAAATGATTTCCTGGCAGACATAGCCGGGATAACTGACACCAAGATAGATCACGATGGTGGGGGCAAAATAAATATCAAGATGGAAAAATTTTTGGACAACATGAGGAAAATGCACGTGACAGGTTTTAAAATTGTTAAAAATACATTCGCCAAACAACAATTCTCAGACGCCCTCACGGCAGTCGGATCTCTGAGCGGGAGATACTGCAAAAACACAAAACGTACATCTCAGAGACTAGCAATTAATGACGTTGCTACTATGCTAAACAATTTTTCAAAATTTACTCGCGACGATTTACCCGACATCGATATACCGCTACAATTTGACGACAATCTAACCATGGAAGTGCTAAATTTGTTAGATCACAAGACACTAGTTTGGTTGAAGCATTTGAGAAGATCAGCAGTGAGAGAAGGCATGTATGAATATCACCACTCTGAAGCATTAAGATCTATAGATGCCAAACAGATGTCAAGAGAAGAATACGATAAGTTAATCACCGAATCGAGAGATTTTTGGGTAAGTTTCTTCCCGAAGAAACAGGTGAAGGCCAAATTACAGACGAAAGCATATGATTTCAGAAAAGTCTCACAAGGTGTAGCGGCTTACATGAAAAACATCAATGT